CAACTGCTGTAGTTTGGGTTAACAACTCCGCAGATTCATCCACATCCAAACGCAGAACCTTTCTTCCGAATGTTGTCATCAAATTAACTCCGTGATCTAACACCAGACTGGTAAATATTTCTGACGCCGGCCTATTCACCATTATAATTGTCCTATTAAAATTGGTGATCTTTGCGGTGAACAATTTGACTGGCTTTTCCATTGCCTATCTCCTCATTTAGCCTGGTACTCAATTGCCCTTTTAATCACCGCAATACACACGCTGCACACGGCGTAATTAGCTTGCTCTGCCCCTTCCATGGAGATAAAGGTTGTCCACTCCGCGGCGAACTCCGCACCGCATACGTCACAGTATGCGCTACCGTTTTTGGCAGCATGATACTGCAGATTTCGGTCGATTAAGTCCTTGGACATATTGCTAATCGCCTATGTATTTGAGTAGACGCGCGGATTTGCGGAGGGATATTATCCCCCCGCAGTCCGAGTTACTTTAGTTCGTTAGCAAGCTGCAGTAAAAGCGCTCTCATTTGCTTTTTACTGTCCGGAGTATTAGCGGCTCTGGCCGCAGCGATTAACTCCGCTGCTTGTTCCTCAGCACTTTTAGGTAGTCTGCCCGAGCTATCGACGGTTACACCATCGACATACTTTGCCGGACTTTTGGCTATTTCCTGGCCGATTGCGTGTTTCACCTTCTCAATCGCGCGCATCTTCATGTCTGCGGCGTTTTTGAAAGTAATGTTCACGTAGTACAAAGTGTAAACCGGATCACCGTTGGCATCTTTCTTGCGGGTTTTGTTATCCGCTTCGAATTGGTACTTTCTGCAAGGTACCTTTGCGGCGAATAACTGATCCGCGGTCAATGCGAAATCGGCATTTTGCACAGTGTACTTTTCGGCCTCGGGTCGCTTTGCCATGATGCAATCTCCTAAAATGTGCCGGCCTTTCAAGCCGGCGAATTAAAACCGGATTGATTAACCTTGGCACACTGGACGCAATGCGGCCTAGTGTTGCCGAAACTATTTAGTTGTACATAGGCGGTGCAAGCGCCGGACTGCGATCTCCCTTTCTGTTGTGGACTAACCTATTAAACTGTATCTATATTATAGCACGGTTTCAGGATTTTGCAACTTAGGCGAGCGCGTTTAGCTCGGATTAAAGTCGATGGGGATGATTTTCGCGCGCGAAAATCGGAGAACAATCTCCACCCTCCGTCCAATGAAATCAAATGTGAGAAAATGTGTAAATTTCCCGGAATAAAATATACCCTAGACAAGAAAGCGTATATATGTTATACTCCGAGCATGTAGCGGGGCGCTGCCACCTACAGCGAAGCAGATAAATTTGGAACACGTAACCAAATTGAAAAGCTAATCACCCCTTCGGTTAGCCTCTGCTTCGCATAAAGGCGAATTAAGCTCGAATTAATTCGATCGTCGCCCCGGCCAAAATTGCGAAGGGGACAATGCGTGCAGGAGGGGCATGCATGAAAGGTATATTAGCGAATAAATACGCACGGGTAAAATTCTTCAATTCATTTGAGAAAGGAGAAGATGATTGTTGGGATTGGCTAGGACCGCGAGAATTGTTTAATTGGGCAAATGAGCATTACAATCCGCGTAGAGTTATATGGGAATATCTGATTGGTGGAGTTCCACCAAAGAAGCATATAACTCGACTTTGCGGAAACGAGCTGTGCATTAATCCAGCACATATGAAAGTGAGTTGGAGAAAGCAGGTTACAGAGCGCAATATTTTGCAAAAGCTCCTCGCAATTCGAGCGAAGGAAACTTGGGAGTTATATTTAAAGGAACATTTGAATGGACAAGCGATTCAAGGACGCTCGGAAGTACAACATAAAAAAGTTGTGGCAGTTGCACGAGAACATCACGCAGCAAGTGAGCCTAGGCAAGACGAATGTGGAAATAGCGGAACAGTTGGATATTACGCCGCAGACAGTATCGAACGTGCGAAATTCGCCAATTGGCAAAGAGAAAGTAGAAATACTTACAGCGGCCATGGACGCGGAGACAGTAGACATAGGGAGACGCATTCGAGAGTTCGCGCCGAAAGCCTTAGAATACTTAGAAAGAATTATTGAAGGACGAGAACCAGGCGCATCGGTCGCGTTGCGCGCAAAATATGCAGCACAACATTTGGGCCGAGCTGGGTACGGCGAAATAACCAAAGTGCATTCGTTGAATGCTACGGTGACTAAAGATGATATTGAAGCGATTAAACAGCGCGCGCTTGCGGCAAGAAATGTTAGAGATGTTACACCGAATAACAACTCGGGGTTATTTGAATAAACGTGAAGTGGAGGCGGTACCGCTAATACTTCGAGCAATTGAAAAGGAACTAGAAGTGGAAAATAGTGAATTAACTCACCTCGCGCAGATTGCATACGAGGTTTACGCGGAACATCAAAATTGGAAGAATTACCAGGGCAATCCAATTCCACCATGGGATCAAGTACGTGATGATATAAAAGGCGCTTGGGTTAGCGCAATTCGTGCGGTGTTGGACTTAGCGAAATAAAATTGCGTCGAAGCGACGCATTTAAATTTTAACCACTGGAGACGTTATTTCATGGCTTCCGCCACGGCGCCACTGGAAATTAGTTTAGAAGACACCCTAGCGGTATGTTATACCGACCTCGGTGTAATGGCTAAAACATTTATGCCCGATGCGTTCAGTGCGAGTTATTCACCGCTACACTATGACGTGATTAGACACCTCGATTCGCCGGCGCGGTTTGTTGCAATTGCAGCGCCGCGCGGCCTGGGTAAAACTTCCTTCGCGCGTGCTATGGTAATGCGCGCAATATTATTCCGCCAATATGAGTTTATACTCTACGTAAGCAATTCTGAAACTGTAGCCGAGTTACAAACGGAGAATATTAAACGTGAACTTCGCAGCAATCCAGAGATTAGAAAGATATTTGGAGATATCGCAATTGCCGCCGATACAGATGCCGACTTCAGCGAGACATTTTCAAAGCGCGCCTGGGTCGCGTTTGGCAATACGCTTATACTTCCGCGTGGTTCAGGACAGCAGGTACGTGGGCTCTTGTATAAACATTCCAGGCCGCAATTAATTATTATTGATGATTTGGAGAAGCGCGACGAGCTCGAGAATCCAGAAAATCGACGCAAATTAAAGGAGTGGTTTCATAGCGATTTGCTAAAGTGCATCAACCGGTATGACAATAATTATAAGTTTATCTATCTGGACACGCTAAAACATTCTGACGCTTTAATGGAGGAGCTTTTAAATTCACCTGAGTGGGTATCTGAACGCTTGGATATATGCTCTGACACTGCCGAGGGACTGGTGTCTAATGTACCCGAGCTGATATCCACTCAGGAACTGCGCCGCGAATACGAAATACATAAAGAAAATGGAACCTTGGATATATTTTATTCTGAATTTCGCAATTTACCTATTGCAACTGAGAATCAAGGTTTTAGGCAGGAATATTTCCAACATTATAGCGAAGCACAGCTTGAGGGTAAAAATCTCGAGAATTATGTAATTGTTGATCCGGCAAAATCGGTTAATATGTCTGCTGCAGATTCAGCGATAGTGGGAATCGGTGTAAATTTCACAACGGGCGCCATCTACATACGCGACGTGGTTAGTAAAAAGATGTTCCCAGATGAACTTTACGCCGAGACCTTCGAAATGAAATATCGGCTGAATGCTCACCAAATTGGAATTGAAGTTACCGGACTGGAAGAGTTTATTAAACAGCCTTTCACAAATTACATGCTTGGCTTAGATCCGAAATTTAACGCCGAGTTAATTTGGCTTAAGGCTCGTGGTGGTGATCCTGGTGGCGAAAAAGGTAAGCTAAAGCGCATCGGCACGCTCGCACCATATTACCGGAAGGGACATATTTATCATAACGCGACGTGTACAAGTAAACTGGAAGGCCAGTTACTTTCGTTTCCTAAAGGTAAGTTGGTCGACGTTGCCGATGCCACAGCTTACATAATTGAATTGCTCGAGCTCGGCGGAAGATATTTTACTTCTCCTAGCGATGAAGTTATGGCAACAAGTGAAGATGAATTTGCGGAATTAGATTATGAAGGTACTAGCGCGCTTGGGCGTTACCAAAGGATTTAGTTATGGCTGAATGGTGGGTACCTAGCGCAAGAGGACCCGGCTGGAATATTGCGGCTAGGCCATGGGATTATTATGGCGCGCCTGCAGATATGCCAGAGTTCCAGAAAGTTACCGAAGATCTTTTACATCAATATTACGCAGGTACATTTCGTGGTCCAATGGATTTTGCTGACCATATACATGATGTAAGAATGAATGATTTACCAAGCCGCAATATACCTGATCCTGGTCCTGCATGGGAAGAAAATTTATTGCGTCACATTGGATTTAAGCGTACACCACATGGAATATTTTCCTTAGACGAAGAACAAGGTACTCCGATGTCTCAGCGCCAGGATATTTTAGGTACAATTCATTGGCCTTACGGATAATTTTATGCACGAACAAAGCATTACATTTCCCATAAATGAACAACAAACACAATGGATTAATACTTCCGGCGTATATAAAGGACGGAATATTAGCGAAGATGAAGCGCTTGAACTTTACAAAGCGGGTAAACTTCAGCGTTTTGGGCCAATTTTTCCTGATGTAGATAGCGCGAATCGAGCCGCAGAGATGCGTAGTAGAATGTTTGGGGAAGATGAGAAAGTTAACGCGCGAGCAATTTTGCCTGATATTCTTAGCACTATCCATTGGCCTTATAGATAGGAAAGTTTTATGTCAAGGAAACATTGGGAAGTGTGGGCGCGTGATCCGCAGTATTTAACTTGGATTGAATTTGAAGATTCAACTGGACAAATACTGGCGGCAAATACTGCGCTAATTTCACAGAACAATCCATTTCGGGGAAGAAATGTAACTGAATTTCTAGCGTGGTTTAATTTTTGGTACCACAATGCTCAAGTACAGGAAACCGATGTTAT